TATATATAGTGGTGTACCTTATAAGGTAATATTTATAAGTGAGTATATATAATCACTTAGAAGATAAGAGTTGAGTGGTTCTAACCCTGTGCCACTCCCAACCCAACCGAGTGCTATTCAATTTAGTAGCATTATCTGCAATACAAACTACTCATACTGTTTACACAGTTACCTTTGTTACCACCATTACCTCGTAAGCATTACAGATTTATTTTCAATATGTGGAGTAATAGCCTATTACGCTAGTTACCATGGTCCTGCTAGTCCACTTATTGAATCCAGTATGGTCAAAGGTCCTTTTCTAAAAGCAGGAAGAACCTCTTGCTTGTGTTATAGATTGTATCATACCATAGAATTAAATGGTAGTATTTCTTTATGGGGTTGTGTATAGTAGGAGTTTCCTCCTTTCGCCTACGAACATTCATGCAACCCCATAGATTTTATTTGCATAATTTACAGATGTGATATACTTGTTAGGTTACATTCGTAACTTATAAGGAAACCTCCTTATTGTTTGTTCAGTCTAACCCTCACGCAAGTGAGGGTGAAGCTGTTACTATATTCTTATGGATATATTCGTACAAGATTGTGATAAGTGTTATACACCTTACTGGGAGGATGAACTATTTAATGGAGTTTGTTCTAACTGTTGTGAGGTATGTAAAGAGGAAGAATAAAAAAAAATTTTTAAAAAATCTTAAATATCCAATTATGCCTTATCCAAAATAAAAAAAATTTTTCACACACTTAAATTAACAACAATATTATATTGAATATACCTAGGAAAGTCCTAGGGATTGTATAGGGGTATACAATATAATATGAAAAGAAAGATAGCTTAAAATCACGAGACAGTTTACAGGATTGTTATAGATTATAAGGTTGACTTTGATTCGTATTCTTTCATAGAGTTAGGATTAGGTGCGAGGACCTACAGAGGCTAAGGAAAAGGGTTGCATGACCTACCCATAGTGATGGTAAAACAACTGCCTAAACTAACTTAAAACAGTAAATGGACAGACTGTACGACAGAACGCCACCATGTGTGGCGTTTTGTGTTATTATGATGCTATGCCTTTACAAAGTGGTAAATCAAAAGATGTGGTAGCAGCTAACATAAAGAAACTTATGGAAGAAGGTTACCCACAAAAACAAGCGATTGCCATTGCAATGAGTAAGGCAGGAAGGAAAAAAAAATAATGCCAAAAGGTATTGGTTACCCAACAGGGATGAAAAAAGCTACTAAGAAAAAAGCAACTAAGAAAAAAAAGAAAAAATAATTATGGCAGAGTACCAGGGTAAAAAAGTATCTTTAGATAAACCTTCTAGGATTAGTAAAGGTGAACCTGGGTATGGTCGTAAAAAATTTAAAGTCTATGTGAAGGATGGAGACAAAGTTAAAAAGGTTATGTTTGGAAACCCAAATATGGAAATCAGAAAAGATAACCCAGAAGCTAGAAAATCATTTAGAGCTAGACATAAATGTGATACAGCAAAGGACAAGACTACAGCTAGATACTGGTCTTGTAAAATGTGGTAATTATGGCAAAACAAGTTAGTTGGATGTGGGGTGATAAGAGACATTATGGAACTCTTATTAGAGAAACAAAAACACATAAGTATGCCAGAACAGTTAATGGCAAAGTCAAAAAAATAAAAAAGACTTAGTTTGAATATTAGTATTAAATGTCCTTCATGTGGCGTTGTCTTGGAAGTCAAGAACGATATGAAGTGCAAGAACAAAGAGTGTAGAAATTATGCCAAATAGATTATGTTATGCAGGAGGTTGCCATAGACCTTTACCTAAAGGTAGGTCAAAATATTGTAGCGATAGATGTCATAACAGAATTGCACAACAAAAGAAAAGGGCAAAGAAAAAAGGTATTGAATGGAGTCAAGAGGATGATGTCCTTAATATACCTAGTCAGACAAATGTACAAAGTAGGCGTGGTAAAGTTTATACAGATTTAGTTGAGTCAGGTCTTGGCAAAGACATTATGGCTAAAAAGATTACTAGGTCAGAAGTAGCAAAGATATTAGAAACATCTGTAGCTTCTGTATCTATGGCATATAATGCGTATTTAGAAGATTTAGAAAATGAATCACAACAAGAAAACTGGGAACTACCACAAGTTGCAGAAGTTGCACTAACAGAGTTTTCAGATTTTAGAGATAGATATTTTCAAACAGAAACAGGTGCTGCGTATCAGACAGCAGACTTCCACGAAAAATGGATAAACTCAATTATGGAAGCCATAGATGGTGGAGACCAACAAATGATATTAAGTCCACCACGACATGGTAAGACAGACTTATTAATTCACTTTGTTGTATGGCTTATATGCAAAAACCCTAACATCAGAATTTTATGGGTAGGTGGTAACGAAGACATTGCAAAGAATGCAGTTAGCTCTGTTATTGACCAATTAGAAAATAATGAATTATTAATAGAAGAGATATGTGGACCTGGACCAAAATTTAAACCACAAAACAGAAGTGGTAAAGCATGGTCTCAAAATGGTTTTACTGTAGGTACACGAACAGTAACAGGTATCAAATCTCCTACAATGGTAGGTATTGGTAGAGGTGGTAAGATACTCTCCAGAGACTGCGATATTATTATTGCTGATGACATTGAAGACCACAGTTCTACAATGCAACCTGCATCAAGAGAGAACACAAGAAACTGGTGGACAACAACATTAGGCAGTCGTAAAGAGGAACATACTGCTATGGTCGTTATTGGTTCACGACAACATTATGATGATTTATATTCACATCTTTTAGAAAACGAATCTTGGAAAACAATCGTAGAAGAAGCACATGACACAGGATGTAACCTACCTGACTGGGATGAAGAACAACATCAAAAATGTATGTTGTGGGGTGATAAGAGAACTTACAAATGGTTAATGGACAGAAAAAGGGCAGCAGAAACTACAGGTGGTAGAGCAATCTATGAAATGGTTTATTTGAATGTAGCTATGCCTGATGGACTTGCATTATTTGATAGAGTAGAGATAGAGGAATGTAGAGACCAAAAAAGAGACATAGGACATATACCAAACAATGTACGACTTATTGCAGGACTAGACCCTGCATCTACAGGATATCAAGCGTGTTTCCTATGGGGTTATCATCAAGGTGATGACAAATTGTACATGATAGATATGGAAAACAGTTTAGGTGGAGGTATTCCACAAGCACTAGAGATTATTAAAAAATGGTATACAAAATATGGATTAGCACATTGGGTTATTGAAGAGAATGGTTTTCAGAGAGCAATTAGACAAGACCAATCAATTCGTGAGTTTGCAGGTAAGCATGGTATATTTTTAGAGGGTACTCAAACATATAGTAACAAGCACGACCCAATTTATGGTGTTACTGCTATGCGACCATTGTTTGAGCAGAAACTAATTAATTTACCTTATCGTAGCTTTGAAGCACAAGAGAAGGTAAACTTATATACAAGTCAGTTAGTGTATTTTAGTTCTGCACAGAATAAGAGTAGAACTGTAGGTACAAAGTCTGATATAGTTATGGCTAGTTGGTTTCCTATGAAAACGATAAGGCGTTTACAAAAGGAAAGACTTGCTACAATGGGTATGGATTATAGTCCTAGTTTTAGTGGCTATGAAACAATGGATATAGATTTAGATACTTGGAGATAAATGGTAAAGACAGCAGATGAACTCTACAGTAGGGTTTACGAACTACGACAATTACATTCTGACTATGTAGGTGATAAAGAAAACATCAGAGCAATTATGAATGGTGGTGCTGATGGATTAAAAGCATTACTTGGTAAAAGTATGCGTGATATGGATTACAAACAATTACCTGCACCAAACTTATTAGTATCTGCACTAGAGAGATTTGCACAGAAATTAGGTAGAGCACCAGATTTAAAAGTAGATATCTTTAATGACAAAGATTCAGAGAGAGCTACTAAAAAAGCAGAGAAGTTAGAGAGAATTGTACATAGCTATGATGAACACCAAAAACTTTATAAGCAATTACCACAAGTAGGTAGATGGCTACCAGGTTATGGTTTT